TACATCGTATATAAATATAAGTTAATTTTGATTTCCTTAATTTTTATTCATCAATCAAATTTACATCATCTAAAAAGTCTCCGTTTTCACTCATCAACTTTCGTTTTGCAGAAACTCCATTAACATATTCTTTAGCTACTTTTTTTGTCATTTTAGTAGCAGAAGATTCGTTTTTTGATAACGCTTTTTGATTTTCCTTTTTACCTAATGGGTCTCTACCATAAGGATGTTTATCTTTACCATAGGTGTTTCCCTCTCTTGGTCTACCACCTTTGTTCTTTAATTCAGTTTTTAGTTCTTCTAATTCATCTTCAACATCAGTTGGGTCTTGCTCCATTGCTGGGTCTTGTCCCTCATCTTCGATTGAACGATATCTAAATCTATCTTTAAGGTCATTGATAAGTTGAGTTTTTTGAAAATCAACTTCATCATCACTAAAGTTAAAGATATTTTTGTATGCCCAATCCTTAGATACCATATTTAATCCTTGAACATCAGAAACTAATCTAACTTTCTCACTCCAAAGATTTACTTTTTCTTGTTCGTAAATCGTAGATGGATTAACTAAGTTTAATTCAAAGTCTACCATCTCAGTTCCTTCAATACCCTGAGCAGCTAAGTGTGTTACTGCAATCTTAGTTAACTCAGATATTAAAGTTCTTTGGATTCTTTCAATTGTTCTCGCAAATCTCACATCTTCTGCAGCAAGAGTTGCTTTACCATTTACATTCTCATCATATCCCAAATATGCTTTTGGAATTTTAAGAGCTGCAAACATTTTATTCTTTAAGTAATCGATATCATCGATAGCAGTATATTCTAAACCACCCAATGAATCAATTTCAGTTCCACTATCACCACCCCTAACAGGTAAGAAGAAATCTTCAGTTAGATTTTGGATATTATACTTTAAGTTGTAATCACCAGTCTTTTTGTCAACAAATGGAGTTTTCTTCATTTTGTTGATAATTCTTTGCATATAGTTATCAACTTCTTGTGGAGGAATGTTACCAATATCAATTTTGAAAACTCTCTTATCCGGTGCTCTCATAATTCTATGAATTAACATAGCATCTTCCATCAAAGAAACTTGTTTCCAAATTCTTCTACCATTCTCAATCATTGCTTTTCCATATGGTAGGAAGTTAGTATCAGATAATAATCTAAAATGTACTACTTCATAGTTTTCATATTCACCTTTACCATTTGGGTCGTGATTAACTTTAAACTTTACATAGTTTGGATTGTTAGGGTCAGTATTTTCCAATCTTTCAGTTTCATAAACTGGAAGTGGTTTTACATTGATAATACCAACACCTGGTTGAATTTCTTGTACTAAAAAGAAATCTCCATACTTAACCATATTTCTTGTCCAAGACCATAGATTAAATTCTATATTCAAAATATCATAGAAAAGGTTTTCTAAGATTTCTTTTACTTTTTCGTTTTTTGATTTGATTTGTACAACTTCACCAAATTCGTTTTTAAGTGTACATTCATCTGAATAGATATCCAATGCTGATGAGATAATTGGGTCATTATCCATAGCATCATAATCTCTAAATAGTTCTCTTCTTACTTGATGGTATGCCATCGATTGAGCTGCCATTTGGTCTCCATAAAAAGACCTTTGAAGTTTGGTGTATCTATCTCTTAAATTTAATAAGTTAGTACTACCCTGCTGTCTATCATCTACATCAACAACTTTTCTCTTCCCATCCTTATCAACCTTTACGATTGCTTGAGTAGAAAAGAGTTTAGTTAATCGATTAAAAAATGAACTATTGTTTTGTTCTGCCATTTTGTTTCCTTATTTTATAACCTTTATTCTTTTATCTTAATTATGAGGTCTCCCTCACCCTTAATAACCCTATGAAAAGTTTCTTTTGGTATTTCTACCACATTTCCACTTTCCAAAGTTTTAGGTAGTTCGTTATCCATTTGAAATTTCCATCCATTAGATTGAATAACTTCAACTACTCTATCGTTTTTATCTCTATGCCAAACTAATTCTTCAGATTCTACATCTTCTGAAAAAGTTCTTACAATAACATCACTCTCAATAACTTCTTTATATGGATTCATTACCAATAGAAATTACCTTGAGTAATACCCAAAGATTTACCATAACGAGGTAGGTTACAAGACCAATACCCAGCTTTGGTTCTATCTTTTTTATCACTACAATTATGTCTATCTGCAAATGCCTTTCTAGCATCTTTATCAGAAATCTTTGCAGATAATCCACCTTTTGCATCACCAAAATTTACCTTAATCACATTTCCCTTTTTGTTCTTAACATAAACTTGATACTTTTTAGGACCTGAACTTCTTTGTGGTTTATTGAGATTTACTTTCTTTCCATTATATTCTGCCTCATTAATCTCCATTGGAAAATCTAAAAGAACTTTTTTTCCTTCATAGATTCCCCACTTACCTAAATCAGATTCTAATAACCAAATATCATCCTCATCAATAGAGTTCAGTTTTCCATCATTATACAAAGAACGTGCCTCATTATATAGTTCGAAATAACCTTTTGAACCATATCTAAATACATTCTCCACCAAAGGTGTGTTAGTATCTATATGATATTGTAGTGCCTCCGAAAGGTTACTTTCGTTACATTCCAATATAATATTATTACTCAAACTATACATATACTGTATAAATATTAAAAACTAAATTTATAACCATTTAGTTAAATCTTCTACATCATCCCCAACATTCATTTGCCAAGGATTTTCATCATTATCATTACCACCATAGACCCCACTATAAGTATGAGATGAAATACCATCAATCGCTCTCTTTGTTAAATCAATACCTTCTTGTCTCAATCTCAGAGCGGTATCTCTTACCCAAAGTGATATAGCTAAACTCATTGTTAAATCATCATTATAACCTCTCATTGCCTCAGCTCTACCATTCATCCATATAAATGTGAATAATTCATCAATAGTTCTAACTGAACGGATGATGATTGATTTTTCTCTTACATACTCTTCCAACTTCGAAATAATCAAAGGTCGAGTTCTTGAGGTGGTTGAGAATCCCGCAACCATTCCTTTATCTTGCGCCCTATATCTATTTGAATGTTGATGTTCAACATCTACATATTTTAAATCCTTACTCATATAATATAAGTTAGGATAGTTTCTATCAATCACTTGTTGGATAGATGCCCAACCAATGTTTGCGTTTTCAATCACCAACAATGCGTTATTGTATTCAGTTGCTAATGCTACTAAGAAGTTTCCAAAATCTTTGGTATCTAATTTACCTCTATATTCTGCAACTTGTTCCGAATCTTCTATATCAATCACATGAGCTGCGGAGTAATCCGAAGAATCACCTCTCGCAACATCCGCTACTACCATATAAGATTTTGTATAGTCTGGAAACTGCCATTTCCATAAATTACCATCAAATCCAGTTTTCTCTAAAGGTTCTTGTACATACGTTTCTTTATAGAACTGAAGTATTTGTGGTTCAATTACGGAATCTCCAGAAGATACAAAATCACAATCACATTCTTGTGCTGCTCCTTTTGGTCCTAATAGTGTTTCTTGTTCATCTCTCCAATCTTGATTTCTTTCAGGATGAACTGACCAATGTAATCTAATATTATTAAATCCATTTGTACCATCCTCAGAACCTACCCAAGTTTTGTGGAAGAAGTTACCTACACCATTTGGAGTAGATAAAATAATTGCGTTACCACCAGTTGAAAGAGTAGATTGTGCTGATATCCAAATTTCTTCAATCTTATCAATAAACGCTGCTTCATCAAATACTAATAAGGATAGTGCTTCAGAACGACCAGCATCTCCTGCTGCTGATGTTGCTTTGATTTGTGAACCATTTGAATATCTAAGGGATAGTTTGTTATCTTCGATAGTTGTTAACTTTAACCAACTTGGAAGATAGTGATTCATTACTCTTACTTTTGTTACTAAGTTTTTAGCAACCTCTTGTTTAGTTGCAATTACTAAACAATTAAAATCATCATTAAACAACATTTTCCATAAAGCAAATCCCGCAGTTAAAGTAGAAATACCAGTTTGTCTTGATTTAAGAATGATATTATATCTATGATTCTTAAACTCAGTTAAGGTATCCTCTTGAAACGGATAAAGGTGAAAAGGAATTTTACCTCTCACCGGATGCTGAATCATACAATACTTTCTCATAAAGTATATTGGGTCAGAAGCACACTTCTTATACTCTTCAGCTATGATTGCCTTTAATGATTTCTTTTGTGCCAAAATCTATTTATTTTTTTCCGATTTTCCAATACATACCACCCGTAACAAATGGTGCAAGTTGTGAGGTATTAGAATTGTTCTGAATACCTAAACCTAATTGATATAGATTATTCTTTTTACTTTTTAGGATTAATCCAGCTCCAACATTACTGATTATATCTTCTTTGTTGAATCCTCCATTTAATCCCCAATAAAATTCGTTCTTAGGTAACTCCTTTACAATCGTTGTATTATAAACTGTTGGGATTTGGAAAAACCAATCTACATCTCTTGATTGAATTTTGTTTTGTGAAATGATATCAGTTAGGATACCATATCCTAAAGTTGGATTTGGTTTCTGTCCTAATGAATCAGTAACTCCTTTTGGAAAATCATATGTAAGATTAAGTGTATCTTTTACTTCGTACTTTGCGAAATAATCTTCTACGATTTTCAAAGTATCAATATCAATTGGTACTTCTACCTCAACTGTTTCAGTTACTACTTTAGTAATATACTTTGGTACATATGTTGGAACCTTTACTGTCTTTTCTACAACAACAGTATCTACTTTTTGTTCCAATAATTCATAATCTTTACCATCTACATTTACTATTTCCTTTTCTCCTTCTTCACCACCACAGCTTCTTAATAATAACACCACACATAGTGCCATTATTAATATTGTTTTTAAATCAAATTTCTTTAACCAACTCATAATTTTTATCTTTTAATTTCTCATAGGCAGCGTTTCTTTTTTCTATAACTTCGGTAAGTTCTTTTCTACCATTTTCGATATCTTTTTCTATTTGAGATTTTAAAGTTTGTACATCTTCATTAGATGACCACTTTTCGATAGAACCATCATCATTAACATATTTGTGAATGTTAGTAACTTCATCTAATGCTTGATTCCATTTTTGTAGAACTTCAGTTCCATATGCTGCCATATTGGAGTATATCTTATAAGCTTCATACTCCTCCCATAAACCATCTAATTTTATTGGCATTTCTCGTTTAGCTAAACAAGTTGCACAATATCCGGTTTTCTTTATTAACTTTTTATCTGCTGCTGAATATTTTTTGTTTTCACAATCATCACCCTTACCCATAGTTTGTTCTGCTAAATACTTTCTTACTTTAGCAAGTTCATTAGATAGTTTAGATTGTTTTACTTTACCATATGACTTTTGTTCCCAAACTACACCATTTTCTTCCCAAACATCACCAACTTCTCTTTTAGTTGTTTCTTTGATATTAGAAAGGGAAATTTGAGTATCTTTATTATACTCACCAGTTTGAATCATATTTACCAACTTTCTACGAGTTGGGTGCATGAATTTTTTATTGAATTTTTTCTCAGCCATAAATTGTAACTTATATATCCATATATATAAGTATTAAGTTTTTTACTATTCGTAAAATAAACCGAGAATCTGATTGAGAGGTGCAAATGTTCCTGTGAGTTTGAAAGTTTTTCCACCATACACAAATACGATTCCTTCGTTTGGAACTATCTTATTTTTACCACCTATTGAATTTAATCTTTGTAGTTCTAATTTTAGTTTGGAAACTTTCTTAGGGTCACCTGATTTTTTAACATCTTTGATTGTTTTATCCAATCTTTTTTTCATATCTCTAACTGCTTTATCAGGATTTACAGTTAGTGCTGAACTCATAAATGAAAGTACTTCTGCTCCTAAACCTAAAAAGATATCTTCAAATGGTCTAATATTATCTTTAGCCATTTTAGCGTGGTCATTCTTATCAATTCCCTTAGCCCATTCTAATGTTTTTTCATCAGTAATGTTTTTCTTATCTAAACGGAATGATTTATCATAGAATGCCCATCTTTTAACTAACCCCATTAAAGTTTTATTATCTAATTTAGATGGTGATTTCTTCGTTACAAAATCCATCCAAAATGATTGATGATAATCAGCGATTCCATCGTTATCTTTTAATTTAAATTTCTTTTGTAATTTTGATATTTGTGAATTGTACTTTCCTTTGGTTGATGAAAGGTTTTTAGATTTTGGTAATTGAACAACTGGTGGTCCTTGAATCGTATATGCGGATTGAACTTGTTGATTAACTTGTTTAATCATACCAGCTAATATTCTAGCTGCGTCTTGATTCTCACCAATTGCTACACCATCTTCATTATATTCCATAGTTCCGTGGAATACTAAAAGTGCTTGTCCATATGGTATTACATTAACAGAAGTTGGATAGATAACCTCCAAATTCATAAAACATGCTCCTCCTTTGAAAATCTTCTCTCTTTGTTTTTCACTCAACTTAGATATTGCCTGAGTTAAATCTTTCATTGCGAAGTTATATGCTTTCTCCAATTCTCCTCTACCCGCAAACTTCATCGCTACACCATTAATATCTAATGCACCTTCTCCTTTGTTTTTCAAATGTCCCTTATTTCTCGCTGCAACTAATCTCCCATCTCTCCAACTAACTGCCAATGCTTGTCCATCTGTTTTTTCTCTAGTGAGTTCTAAGTTACCCTCTAAAGCTTTATTTACGATATCTTTTAATTGTCCAAAAGTTAAATTGATTTCAGTATCAAATGGGTGATTCATATGTCCATAAGCACCTCCTTCCAAAATCAATGATTCAGTAATACCACCACCTAATGCAAATGG